GAGCTTTAACGCTAATTGCATTGCTTTATAATAATCCTTTTCGCCTTTTTTTTGTTCTATTAATTTTTTTAATTCGTTTATTCTTTGTCTCTTCTCTCTGTCATCCATGAATGAATATGTTTTTTTAAATATATTATTAATTATAATTTTTGTTTACATATTTATATACAATATATCCTGAATCATTTATTTCTAGTATATTTTTTAATTTTTTATTTTTAATATAATTAATTTTACAATTATTTTTAATATAGTTAGTATTGGGTTCGGTGTATTTTATTATATGAAATCCCATCCCAGTAAATATATCATCATTAAAATCTCTAATAGCACATGCTATTATGTTATTAAATTTGTTTTTTTGTTTAAAAAAATTAAATATTTTATTAAACCCTTTTCTTTAAAAAATGTTATGTTTTTTACAGTGATATTCACATATACAAACTTATCTAAAATCATAAAAATATGTTTTTATTGTATATATTATTAAATACCCCATATGTTTATATTTTTATATTTTAAAAATATAAAATTTCACTTTATTTTATTTATATATACCAATATAAAAAAATTATTATTTTTATATGTCACTAACAAAAGAATTAGAATCAAAAGCAAATGAAGATATTATAAACGCACTAAATGATTTAATAGATAGATATTTAAGAGAAGGAGTATCTATTTACGATATAAAAAAATATTTTAAGCCAATTAGAATATTTAATATTTTATTAAAAGATATACATTATGCTGGTAGAAGATATTTAAAGGATGATGAAGATTATATAAGTTATGTAAGAAAAATATTTAATGACGTTATACTGGATAGAATATCAGAAATAGAAACAAATAATATGAATAAAAATATTTCAGAAAAAAAAATTATAAAATTTGATAATTTTATAAATGAATCTTTTAATTTTAATGAAATATCCATTGATTATATGTTTAGTGATATTGAATATTCTGATAATGATATGGATATAATATCGGATTTTTTTAAGACTAGACCAGAATATATATCTAGTAAAAATGCTAAATATAATACATACACTGTTACTGATTTTAAATTAGATGTATTAAGAAATAATAGGGTTAATTTTGATGTACTAATATTATCAGATAATCAGATATTAAAAATGATATCTAATACAGTTAGATATATTGTAAGTGGATTATATTCTAAAATACCTAAGAATGTTGAATATATGGGGATAGAAATAAAACCTCATACATTTATGGATAAATCATCATTAAAAGATTCAGTATCAAAGTTAATAAGTAAAGAAGATATTATAAATTATATAACTACTATATCTAAATATACATTTGAATCTAAATATGGTGATTATTATATATGGAAAAAAATTAAATAAATATGAGATTATATAATTTTAATGATTTTAATTTATTAGAATGGTTAGGTGAAGATAAAAAAATACCTAGACCAGAGTATATTAAATATCTAGATGAACTTCAAGAAAAAATAAGAAAAGATATAAAATTACCTAATGGATTTAAATCTGACTATAGTAGAGGAAGGGGTATAATTATACATAGTGGCAACGATAAAGATTTAGTAATTACCATAGAAGTCAATAATGATAAAATAATGTACAATGTAAAACCAGTAAAAGGAGAAGGCATAGAAAGTGGTATTAATATCCCGTTTAATAATGATATATCTAATATATTTAAAATGATTAAAAAGGATTTAAAGGACAATGAAAATAAAGAATACCATAAAGTAGATAAAAATCTATCTAGTGATATAAACGATGATATTGATAATGATATTGATAATGATATTGATATAGATAAACCAATTTATAAAAAACCAGTAAAAAGAAAAAGAAGCATACCAATAAAAACTATAATGTCCGTATTAGAAGATGCATACATTGTTGATGATATAGATTTAAAAAATGTATCCGTTGAAGAACTAATAAGAAGAATGTTATTAGAATCAAGAAAATAATTTTGTATTTTTAATTTTTAATTATTATCTTTGTATTTTAAATACAAATAGATGAGCAAATTTTTAAAATTAACATTAAAAGTTCAACTAATAAGTAATAGTAAAGTTAGATTTGAAGTATTATATGTATGCCCTGAAATACATTCAGCTCAATATGCTATATTATTTCAAAGTAGAAAAGGATATGTAATAGAAAAATTTAGTCATTTTAAATATAAAGTAGGTAGATTATTATTACCATATAAAATAGAAAGAACTAGACAATATGTTGATATAATAGATTTTAAAAATGATAATATCAGGTATAATATGCTAAAAAGATTATCGGAAGATCTAAGAGAATTTTCTAGATGTGATATATTTAATGATATGGATAAATCATCATTTCTTACATATAAATTAAAAATGGATAAAGATTTTTGGTTCTTATATTAATTTAGATAATAATTTTTCTAAATATGTTTTAACTTCTTCTGGATTTTTCCAACCCATTTCTTCATATCTTTCTATTAACTGTTCTGCTGTCTTAATGGATAAATAATCTAATTCTTGTATTTGTTCATCAATAAAGATACCATATGAATCATCTTTATGTTTATCTCTAAAATACTCCCACATTCCTATACAATAATACATATGTGTTAAATCATCATTTTCAATGGATTTTTTAAGTTTATCTAATATTTCATTGTATATCATTTTACCAAATACCCATTTCCAATCTGAAGCCGCATCATTATCCAATGGCATGTGCCCCCATGCTCCTTCATTAATCTTATCGAATGATTTATAAATATCACTGAATCTATTAATCCTCATTTATCATCCTATATTTATTTTTCATAACTTTATAAAGGTATATATTAATATTTAAATTACTTAAATGCTTTTTAATTTTCTTTAATAGTTTAATATTATCATCGTAATAATGTATTTCGTTATAATTTCCATTTTTATATATTTCTAATAATTTATGAGCTTTCCACATAGAAGGTTGAATATTAGTTTTATCAGGATACATAAATATCCCAATATTTGGTTCTTCTATATTAAATCTATGTAATGTATCTAAAATAATATTTTTAAATTTTTCTTTTCTTGCTGTCAATATAGCTCTATTATCAACGGAATTATATAATTCAATAATGGTATTATTAGGTTTATCTGGTTTTCCTTCTTCTGTTAAATAATATGATTCTGGTTGTGTTAAATATATTCTATCTTTTTTTCTAATCCATTCAGAATTTTTAGGAATATTTATTAATTGATCAATATCATCAACATATACTCTACCATTATCATATTTTAAATCCTTTAAATTAATATTTATATCATTTATTGATTTTTTTAATATATTTTCTGGTGTTAATTTTTCTATTAAATATTTAATACTATCCTCAAAATTATTACTATGAAACATAGTATCGTCAAAATCAAATACATGTAAAGTATTATTTTTTGATTCTAATAATCTTTTTCTGTTTTTTGGTTCATATGATGGTTTTAACATAAAATATCCATATTCTTCTATCTGTTTAAATAATCCATTTTTAACATCATTTAATGTGAATAATTTTTCATACTTATAACCACAATCTCTTGTATGAATATCTAAATAATATAGACCACTCCACCCTTCAAAATTTAAAATATTATTATCAATTCTAAATAAAAAATAAAGTGGTTTATTACCTTTATCAAACTCAAATTTAGCATTAGATATTAATCTAGTTGGAATTGATTCAAATCTTTCTACTTTTGGCATGTAATTTTTAAATTCTAATAATTCTTCAAAATTGTTAAATATAACAACTATTGAATTATAAGGATATGTAGAATATGATTCTGATATTTTATGATTTTTAGTTTCTAAAGTTCTTTTAATATTTTTTGGTTGGTAATCAGGTACATAATTTGTATTCCTTTTTAACATCCACCACCCAATTGTCCAACTTTTACCATCATATACATATCTTCTTGAATATGCTCTTTTATTCTCGTCATATGGTAAATTTAATTCTGCTTCAGTAAAAGGAAAAACTGTACCTAACATTTTATCCATATCACTATATTCAGCAATATCATCATCCCATGATATAGGAAAATTAATTGATTTTTCTCTCCAATCTTCACCATAATCTTTAATCATATCATATTCAGTTTTAAACCGATAATAATACCATATTTTACTTGTGTATTTTGATTCTAATAATCTTTTTCTGTTTTTTGGTTCATATGAAGGAGTATATGGTATTAAATTTTTATCATAAGCATATATACTATCATCAGGTGATTCAAATACAATTTTAATATTATCTACTGGTAATAATATTGATCCCCATTTATCATTAATAAAAAATTTTTCAATTATTTTAAATTTATACATATTATATTCATTGATGATATCTATATCTTCATCATTATGTAAATGAGTATCATATGGTAATTTATTAAAATATACAATATCCGATATTAAATACTTCGGAATATTTATACTTTTTTTATGTACAAAATTAAAAATACTTTTATTATCAGTGAAAAACATTTATTTTCTTCTTATATTTTTATATGATTCTTTAATTTCTTCTTTTTCTATATCATCTTTTAATTCTTGTTCTTCGGATTTTTTAAATCTGTACTCATTATGTTTGGCCTTAGCTCTTTCTATACCATCTCTTTTCTTCTGTTCTTCTAATTCTGCTTCTAATGCTCTTAAATCAGCTGCCTTTTTTTTCATTTCTGCCATTGAATCTTTTGGTTCATAATCATCTGGTTGAACTACGTTTTTATTTTTTTTAATATCAGTTGTTCTAATTTGATTTATATACATAACTCTTGCATCTAATGGTACTGCTTCTGTATCTGGTTTTTCAGGACTCAATGGATTTTCCCAACATAAATCTAATTTCCAAGGTACTTTAGATAAATTTGATATAATATAATTCTTAAATATATCTAAATATTTTAATCCTTCGAACCCAAATTTTGAAAAATTATTAATATATTTTTTAGAACCTATATTACTTATTGTACCAATACCAACATGACCACCTGCTAATGTATATTGATTCTTAAAATTTAAATTACTATCCATCTTTTTAAGCAAATCTTCACAATATTTTTTCAAGTTATCAACTGGTTTTCCTTCTTTTGTTTTTGGTAAGTCATCCTTATCATATTCTTCAACCTTACCTACACTAGCAATCTGCAATGTATCACCATATTGTAATAATATCCATTTTATATTTTTAGCTTCTTCTGGTAATCTACCACTTTGTATATCCCTCTGTATAATAGCTCTAGCTCTTATAGCATTTGCCCATGTACCAGAACCAACAAAAGCTATCTCACCAATAATAACATAACCATCTAATTTTACAACATTAATAATATTACCATTCTCATCTTTTAATGGAACTGTATATTTATTTATAAATTCAGATTGACTTTTAATAACATCTTTAAACTCTGCACTTCCACCTGTCCTAGATTTAACTTGACTCATTCTCCATTTTGCACTAGATACAAAATCCATTGGTCTACCAAATTTATCTTGATTATTTAAAGGCGAAAATATTTTAAATAAATTAAAAATTTGATATATAGATGGTTCAGTAGCATTATGAATAACTTCTATAATTGTTTGAAAATCACCTCTTTTTATTAATTGGTTAAAAGCACCGGCAAATAATAATTTAGCATTTGGTTTTTTAACAATATCAGCTGGTTCAAATTCCATTAAATCCATCCATTTAACCCCATATTCATCATATTTAGCAGAATCTACCATATCTATAACATCTAATACGGTTGAATCAACAGGTAATCCTAATACATCCATTATACCTTCATATGCTGATCCTGTTTTTGTTTTTATAGCTCCTTGTTTTTTAATGTCTTCTCCTTCTAAGAAATCACCATGATGGTCAATATAAACATCAATATCAGGATGGTATTCTGCAAAATCTACAGCCACATTAATAACATCAGTTTTTATATCAATAACATTCCAACCTTCTTGATAATTAACAATACCATAACCAATTATTTTAAAACCTTTACTTAATAAATATTTTTTTATTGCGATGGCTGAAAAAATACCATCTAAATCATCATGAGTATATATCATAACATTTTTACCTTCTTTTCCTTTTTTATTAACCCAATAATCAGGGCTATTTGGAATTCTAGGTGATGCTTCTTCTTTTATAAATTGGTTGAATTTTTTAATCATTGTATTTTAATTTATTTTTATAATTTTCACAATTTTCATTTTGTTTTGATGAATTTATTCTTCTTTTAGTTATACATAAATTATCTATATTACCAATTATTTTATAATCTATATTATTTATAAAACCATTATATACAGATATTTTATGATCTATTGTTGGATAATTTTTATCATTTGGGTGTAAATTTAAATTTTTTTTAATATATTCATTATCATAAAAATCATTACCATCCCATTTATCAAATAAATATTTTTTATATATTCTTGTAATTGATAAAACGTTTTTTCTATATAAAACATAAGGTTTATAATATTCTGGATTTATTTGTTTACCTTTTTTAATTCTAGTTAATAATGATTTATTTTTTATAATATTTGATTTATTAGGATGTTCACTACCATATTTATTTTTACATGTTTTTTTAATTTTATCTTTAATATTTTCATTTTGAAAAACATTTTCTGTTCCCCAATTCTTTAAATTAGTTTTAATTTTCTTATTTTTAATTATATTAGACTGTGATACATTTTTAACACCATATTTTTTTATATTTGTTTTTTCTGTTCTTTCTGTTTTAACACATAATTGACAATAATATTTTATTGTTTTATCTTTTGTTATTTTAACATAATCTTGATATTTTATACTATTTATAATTCCACATTTTTCACATTTAACATCGATTCTAATATGTGATCCTTTTGATAAAAATTCAGCATTAACATTAATAATATCACCATGTTTAACATCATATCCTAAATATCTATAATATTCTAAATTATGATTAATAATTTTTACATTTACTTTATCTGTTATAATCATTATTAAAATATTATTATTTTTTTAAAATATTATTTAAATCATTTTTAATTTTATTAACTATTATTGGATTCATATTTTCAGTTATTGAAAAATTTGAGTTTCCTTTAATTTTTAATCCTTTTAAATGTGGTTTTAGTGAAATATTGTTATTATAAAATTTAAATAATTCAGATTGTAATTTATGCATCTCAAAAAATGCACTATCATTATACTTCACTAAATGAAATTCTTTACCTTCTTTTAATGTACGAGTATAGTATAATATATCACTTTTATCTTTTAAATAATTAGTGATTTCTTCTATTGAAAAATCATCTGAAAAATGAACAACTCTTAATCTATCCATACTATATTTTTATATTTATAGTATATATATAATTTTAAATATTGAAAATTAAAAAAGACGATAAAAATTAATTTATCGTCTTTTTTAATTTATACTATTTTAATAATATTATTAAATTTCAGCAGTTGGTGTTTCTTTTTGTGGAACTGTTTGTGCTGTTGTTTGTGCCGGTTGACCTTGTGGTTGACCTTGTGGTTGACCTTGTGGTTGACCTTGAACCTGTGATTGTGGTTGACCTTGAACCTGTGATTCTGGTTGAGTTTGAACTGGTTCTTCTGTATCAATTTCAGTTTCTACTTGTGCTTGAACCGGCATATCTTCTTGTGCTTGAATTGTTGGTTCTGTTTTAACACTGGTTGTCATTGATGTTGGTAAATTTTCAATTGTCATAAAAGAAGTTGTTATAAAATTAGCAATTTCTTCTGCTAATTCTTGATCAGACCATTTCGCTCTTACATTTTCACCTGTTTCATCTTTAACTTTCTTAACATATGAATTAATAAGAGATTGTGGAATTTCTATTCTTGTTCTAACTTTCCAAGTATCATCATCAAAAAGTTGAGCACCTTCATTCATTTTCTCTTCTTCAATCAATTCATTATCTATTAGAGGTTCATCTTGTATAGATTCACTGATCTTTGATTTCATATTTTTAAACTCATTGTATTCATGTAAATTCTTCATAATTTATAATTTATTTTTTATTATATATTAAAATAATAATATCACTTTTTGTTAAAATATTTATTTTTATATATTAAATTAAAAAACTCGTTTTTTTACCATTGATATATTGTATATTGTCCTGTTATTCCAATTATTAAAGCTGGTCTAGCATGAAAAATATCATATCCAGCACCTGCTCCTACTCCTATCGAAAAAGTTCCAGGAAACCATTTACTCTTCTTCATTAAACTATTTATATACTTATTATTATTTGGATCTACAAAATACCCTTCCATATTTGTAAATTTTATATCTTTTCTATTTGTTTCTGCAAAAATATATAATTTATCATCTACTACCTTTTCACCAAAAGTTAAATCAACATTAAATTCTTGATTGGTTAATCGGCTATCTAAATGTTCTAATTTTATTGAGTTAAATATTAATTTGCTATCAATCTCTCTATTATTAAATAATAAACTTCTATCAGATATTGTCAAACCAACTGTTGTTATTCCATCAAATTTATCATTATATTTTTTATCAGTAAAAAACCACCTCATTGTATAAGTACTATCATTAACCTTTATTGGTGTTTCTAATATAGATGTTATTCTATTTGATAATTCAGTACTATCATTCTTTAATCTTATAACTGTTCTATTTAATGATATAACATTACCTTCTTGTTTCTTCACTTCATTATACAATGAACGATTTAATTCTTTTAATTTTTTTTCATTGGCAACATAAACAGGTATTATAGATTGTAATTTATTATACTTTGTAATATAAGTTTTCATTGAATCATTTAATGCTGATATATTCTGTTCATCTATCTTTTTTTCTACCTTCATGTCATTATTAATGGAACAAGTTCTTATAAGTACTATTGCAACAATTGCAATAATAATATATGAAAATATTCTACTATTTAAAAATGACCATAATTTTTTAAAAAATTTAACAAATTTATTCATGTTTATTTATTATTTTTTAGAATCTTCTATGTTTAGGATATCTTGACGTATCCATTGATTTTTGAACTAATCCACTTTTATTATATTGTACATAAAAAGAATTAATAACATTTTTTGGTTCGAATCCTACAACAGCTCCATCATATTTACCTTTATAAAATGTACCTTCCATCCATTTACCATTAAATTCACCAAAGTAAAATATCCCATCATGCCATATTGCTGTATCATTTTGTTCTGTTTCGCCACCAAAATATCCACCATTAAATGAACCATTATACCAATCACCACTATTAAAAAACCCATAATTAAATATACCATTATACCAAGTACCACCTGACCAATTTATATTATTAACTATTCCATCGTGCCATATCCCATCTATCCAATTCATATCATTAACTACACCATAGAAAAATTCACCATTCTCCCATGTTGTATCAATATTAAATATTGTACCATTATAGAATTTTCCATCCTTCCATGTTGATTTATCGAATATTCCACCGTGAAAAGTTCCACTATTCCATGTTGAATAACCAGTAAATGTACCATTATTAAATCTACCATCTTTCCAAATTGTTGCTTTATCTATTGTACCATTATTAAATGTTCCATTCCACCAAGTTGATTCTTCAATTAAACCATTGTTAAATGTACCGTTATACCATGTAGAACCATTTCTAATATTACCACCATTAAATGTTCCATTATTCCATATAGAATTATCAAATACACCATTATTAAATGTTCCATTGTGCCAAGTAGAGTTATTATTAAACTCGCCATTATTAAATGTACCATTATACCAATTTGATGTACTTATTGTACCATTATTAAACACACCATTTTTCCATGATACACTATTTATATTTCCATTTATAAATATGCCATCTAACCATTCTTTATTTTTCAACTCACCATTTATCCATATACCATCTTTCCATTGACTTGGTCCAAATGGATTTGTACCTGTACCATCCCAATCATTTTCCCACTTACCATATTCCCAAACTGTTTCACTTTCTAATGTTGTATTTATTATATTACCATCATTTATTATATAACCCTTACCGATAGTTGAATTTATAATATCACCAGAGTATATATATCTTTCGTTTGCCATTGGACCACCTGGATAATTATATAACAACTGTATATCTGATTCGGATAACTCTTTATTATAAATTCTTATTTCATCTATACTTCCTTTAAAACTATTAGAATTTGTATTAATATTAGTCAATGAATGACGAGTACCGAAATATATATAAGCACTAGATAAACTATCACCTGGTGATAATATATTAAATGCAGGTGTTAGTCTATCACAAACCATAACACCATTTATATAACCTTTATATTTTGCATCAATATGATTATATGTCATAACAACATTATACCATTTATTATGTTCTATTATAGTGTTTGACGGATCATCAAATACATTATTATTAGGAACTGGTTTTTTTGAATTTATACCAAATCTAACATATGGAGTATTGGTATGTACATTATTTATATCTATACCTAAAATAGAATATGGTAATTGATTATTTACAAACCATCTGTAGATAAATAATCCCTTTGAACTAACATTTGAACTTAATACACCATCTGTTTTAAACCACAAACTAATAGAAAAAGATACATTTGAACTAAAATCAGGTTGAAAATTTCTATATGGTTGATTTTGTTGATATAGTAAACTATTACTACTATTAACTATTTTATGAATACATTCTTTTGATACACCTTCTGTATATTCATATTGATTAGAACTAGCACTTAATTGATAATTTGTTGATCCACTATATGTTACTAAACTACCATTTAATGGTATATATGCTAACATATTATCAGTTGGAAATCCTGGTATATCGATAACAGTATCAAAATAACAATTTTTAAAAGTGCCGTCATAAACATCTGATCCACTTATATCAACAATATTATTACTTAAATTTATAATTGATAATCCAGTATTATTATTATTTTTAGTATAGTATGATTCTATTTTATTTAAAACAATTTCTGATTTAAGTATTAAATCTTCTTTATTATATTTATTTTTGAATTTAATATTATCTATTTTATTATCTTTTACGGTTGATACTACTGCTTGTATCCAGTTTATATCATTAACTGTTTCTGGTTGTAATTTAACATCATGTAGTATAGAACCATTTATTGTACCATTTTTAATTTCTACATTTTTCATGTATATTTTTCCAATAAATGCATTTTTAAAAATATTAAAATTGTTCAATAAATTTACATTTATATCTTTATACTTTTTATTAATTTTTATTCTATTTCCCTTTTTTTCTAAAATAAAAAAACCATTATCATCACATGTACAACCAGAATTATAAAAACTATCAAATTGTTCATATTCTCCTGTTATACCACTATATATCATTATATAAACTTTATCACCTACATCAAACATACCATCAAATTCAGTATATAAAACTACTTGATTATCTGATTGTTGTATTATAGGTAATAATTTTACTGCATTTTTTTTGTAATTAGACATGAAGTTAAACTTTTATATTTTAATGTATATATAAAATATAAAAGATTATTTTTATAAAATATAATATTTATAATAACATATCAATAAAATAAACCCAAATTTTATTAATATATAATAGTAAATATAATTTTATTATAGTATGGACAATAAAGAAAAAATTATTAAATCTTTCATAGAAACATTAAAGGATTCTTTTGTTAATGAGTTTGAAAAAATTGATTACTCTAGAAATTTAGTAAATAATTATATGAAAGAAATAAATTTTGATTATCAATATGATTATAATACGTTTTGTATAGAATTTTTAGATACGACTGATAAAATATTAAATTCATTAACAAATGAAGAAATATTATTAATAGATATTAATATGTTAATATATGAAACATTTATGAATATGGTAAAAAATAAGATATTTAATAGTACAAATAATGATAATGATAAACAAAAATTAATTCTATTACACGAATTAAAAAAATATCTTATTAAAAAAGATATAAATGATTAAAAAATATTAAACTATTTTAAAAATTTAATATATATAATATGTTATATGAAAAATATAACAAATACAACATTTAAAGGTATTAAAAGGCATTGAAAGGCATTAAAGGCATTAAAAGTTATTAAAAGGCATTACAAAATTTAAGCATTCATACCTGATTATACCCTTAAATGAAAAAAAAATAATCATTAAGGTTATGTCAGAAGACAAAAATGTTGTTAATTTATTTGACATGGAAGCAGATGATGCTACCATGAGTTTCTTAGAAAAGAAAGGAACAAACAGGGATGGTATTTATAGACCAGACACAAAAATGGCAAAAGATAAATCAAAAGGTTATATTGCCACAATTAGATTCCTACCAAATGTATTGGATGATATGACATTAGGTCCATCAGCAATCGAAAAACATGTTCATTATGCAAATTTACCAGATTATCCAGATTTGCAAGGTTATTATGATTCATTAATTAATTTTGGTGAAAAATGTCCTTTAACTACTTTATATTGGAAATTAAAAAATTCTAAAAATCAAGCAGAGGTAGAGAGAGCAGAATTAATAGGTAGAACATCTAAATATTACTCTTATATTTTAGTTATTGAGGATGAACAGCAACCAGAATTAGAAGGTAAGATCTTAGTATTCCCATATGGGTATAAGATTAAAGAAAAAATTAACTTAGAAAGAACTGGTGAAAATTCAGATGGAAAAAAATGTAACGTTTTTGATCCAGCTAACGGAAAAGATTTTAGATTAATTGTTAAAGAAATTGGTGGGTTTAATAACTATGACAGTTCAATTTTTAGAGATGTATCTCCTTTAAAAATTTGGGATGAAGAAAAAAGAAAATTTATTCCAGTACCAGTTGAATGGAATGATGAAAAAAACAAGAATGTCATTGCTAATCCAAAAGTTCAAAAGAAAGTATTTGAATTCTTAGTTAATAGGCCAGAATGTGTTAAATTAGAAGATAATGAACCAAAACCTTGGTCTGATGAAGAAAAAGAAAAAGTTGATAGAATTATTCAAATTTTATCTGGTAAAGATTTAACATCAGCAAAAGATAAAATTGGTAAAGCATCAAAATCAACAAAATCAACAGATGATGATTTAGAAGATAGTTCATTTGATAATAATGATTCTGATGATATTGATGATTTCTTTGGTGACATGGATGACGAATAATAAATAATGTAATTTTTAAAAGGGAGAATATAAAATTCTCCCTTTTTTATTTTTATATATACTATAAAATTTTAAATATTATAAATGACGACATATGAAGCATTAAATAGTGAATATTTTAAAAAATATGATTTTTTATATTTAAAAATTTTAAATAAAAATGAAAATATAATAAATAAAGAATATATTCTATTAGAACTATTATCTTTTCTTTTAGATACATTTAAACCGACAAACTGGTTAGGTGATACACCTATGAATGCATTTGATTGGTTATTACAATATAGAAAAAATGAAGATCAATATTTATGTATTATAAAAATGGGAAATAATTTTGGGATGACTTATCAAGAAGAATCAAATTTAACATTTAAAAATGGTATTATTCTAGAAAATTTAAATATTAATGAAATTAAAAATTTAATAAAACACGGATCAATAAGGCCGAATTACAAACCAAAAAAAAATATAAGATTATTAGAGAATAATTTACATGATAATTACCCATATGATTCTTTCGTTATTAAATTTAATACTGTAAATGAATTAGATGAAATTACAGATATACTAAATGTTGAATATAATGTTTATTTAAGTTCTTATTTATATACATTATGTGTAAATTATTTAGAAATGAATGAAAATAAAAAATCATTATTTTTAAGATTGTATTTTATTGAAGATAAATTAACATATGAAATAAATCATTTTGATAAATTAGATGAATATTCAAAAGATTATGGTTGGAATTATGATAGAATATATACATTAAATGATTTTAGAGATGGAGTATTAAGTAGAATATTAAAGACTGGTAAAAGTATACCAACATATAAACCAAAAGAAAAATCAAAAAGAATATTAGAATCCTATATTACTGATAGGGATTTAACAACCGAACAACAATTAAAATTATTTAAAATCGGAGATGATGTGATTGTTAAAAAAAATGCATATGATTATTTTAATGATGTTAATGATTATATGAATGATTTTTTAGGTGGAAAATATAAAATTCTTGATATGACAACATTATGGGATGCATATGAAGATGAATCAAAATTTTATATAACTGATTTCAATGAATCCAAATATGATGATCTATTATTGACAGTTGGTGATAAAAATGATAAGAATAATAGTTGGATGTGGTATTATAAATGTTTAATTCCTACTAGAAAATTAGATCCTGTTTATGAACCAAAAAGAAACATAAGATTATTAGAAAAATTTAATAATTTAAGTAATAAATATGACTATAATTGTTTAATTATAAAAATTGATACAATAAAAGAAATTGAAGATTTAGAAAAATATTTATCAAATTATAATATATTTATACATGACATTAGTACCATTAAAAGACATTTATATAATGGACATAATTGTTATATTCGTATTTATATTAATCAACGTAATAATAGACTTGTTGCAACCGGAAATATTATGAAATATCTTGATGAGTATTCTTCTGAATTTGATTTTAAATATGAAAAAATTTATGATGTTGAATCTTTTATAAAATTTAATATATTAGGTAATATAATAAGATTCGGTACATATATACCTGATTATGAACCAAAAGGAAAAATAATAAGAGAAAATATGATTACAAATTTAAAAGAATATTTATTATTAGAGAGAAGTAGTTTAAGCTTACTAGGTGTACCAAGAGAAGTTATGCAACCAATACAAAAAGACTTAGCAATTCCTGCTGATGCTAAATGGGATAAAATTAAATTAAAAAGAGATGCTGTTGATATATTAAATAATAATGATAAAGTATTACTATTACAAATTGATATTGATATGATTTCTGTTTTTATATCCTTTAATAATAAATATTTTATTGATACTTATGTAATGAAAGATAGTAAAGATTGGGGAGGAGGGTATAATAAATTACCAAGAGAAAAAGTATCCAAAACACAATTTATTAGTAGGTTAGATTCTTCTGTTTTATTGTATCATTTAATTGATAATTTTTCAATAAAGACACAACCTTATAGAAAAATGGATAAAAAAGAAAAAAACTTTTTAGAATTTACTGAAAATTTTAAAAAAGATTTTCTTCAACAATTTAACGCAATTCTAAAAAGAATAGTAGGGTATAATTATAAAGAAGCTAAAGGTGAAATTGCAGATAAAGCTAAAAGAGTTGAAATAGAAAATAAAATGATGATTTCAGGTTTAGAAAACCCACTTGAAGGACCAAATTCATTAACAATACTAGATCAATTTTTAATTGAATTTGAAGATGAATATTCAAAATATTTTGATGAAATACTTGATATAATGGAACTTAGTGAACTATTTACAAGAGATAAAATAATGACAAGTTTTATGTTATTCATATATTCAGGTAAAATTATAACAACTTAA